TTCTTTTTTCACGTCTATTATAGTAAATAAGTAAAAAGTTTACTATAAAACTATATGTTTTTACTGACTTTTTACTAACTTTTTCTGAGGCTGGTAAAGGGATACAGCCCGAAAGTAAAAACATTTAAAGTTTTTTCAGAAAAAAATATTTTTTACAAACTAGCTAAAAAAATGTATATAAGAATAGGGAAAAAGTTTTTTTGTTTTAACTATTCAGCTAAAACCTATATAAACACTAAGAAAAACTTAAAAAAAAGTCAGTAAAAAGCAGTAAAAAGTTTATTTTATTGCCACAAATGGGAATGAAACGATCGGATCATTGAACAAAGCCCCTCCAGCGCGTCAGGTGCATCGTCGTGGGACGCTTTGCCGTCTGAAGTATATTCGTGTATATTTTCCATAAATAGATCGTAATCAGATCCTATTTCGTAATCGTTTCTAAATAAACAATGATTTTTTATAAATCCTGACATTTGAATAATACGCGAATGTTTGTTCGTTGTTGCCCTAATTGACAACGGCGTTATCGACGTGTTCAGCTTAGGAGTTAAAAGGCTGTTATACATTGATCCCCCGAAGTTTGATTCGATACGTACAAATTCAGGATTATGCTTATTTAATATATTCGCGCTAAGATCTACATTTTCAACCGTTGAAAGTGGCGTAAATAGCACGTCAATAATATAAATTTTATCGACCAACAAAGAACCAATTACAACACAATGGAAATCTGTCCCAGTATCCGCAACGTCAATAAATGCCAGCTTACCAACTGAAGCCGTAAAATCTACCTGACTAAGTGCAAAAGTATTGAATTCGTCCCGTTTAAATAACGTCCCCTCCAGCTCGGAAATCCAGCCACCTAAAACGATATTTTTATATTCGTTGGGGTTTTCTATTTTTAAACGTTCGTAATCCTTTCGAATGTTTGACGGTATAAATTCAGGCTTAACATCTAAATACGACGAATGTATGTAAAGAATATTATCGACAACGCCACAAAAACCGTCTGGGATATTTTTTTCTTTGAATAATTTTTTATAGATCCAGTGCGTTTTAATCGTTGGGTTTAATATCAAAATTGATAAATTACGGCGGTCTTTATGCCTAATTGAATAGAATACTTTTTTAAATGTTTCAAAGGACGGTATTTCTTCCGCCTCATCAACGATAAAACAGTTAAAGCCTGAAAGCCCTTTCAAGTTTGCCGTTTGTCCCTTAGATCCCGTCTTTATCCCCTTAAATGAAATATGTCCGTCGTTATTCTTTGAAATTATTTGATATTTTTGATCTTCGACGTAATTTTCAAAGTTTAAAAGTTCTATTTTGTCGCTTACTTCGGTCTTAATTGAATCCCCGATACTTGTATTAGTAAAACGAGTATAAAGCGATTTCCAACCGTACTGGACCAATCCAATTAACGAAAGTAAGGCAACGTTATAAGACTTAGACGACGATCGTCCCCCAGTCAATACCACCGTATCAACTTCAGGGAACGCCGTATCGTCCAATAATTGAAATAAAGGTTCGAATTTACTCGAAATTTCAATGTCAGTCATCGTTTTTAAACGTTTTAAACACTATCGACGGCGCTTGCTGTATTTCTTTGCCGTCTGTTGTATGGTCGTTATATTGCATCGAAAGTTTTTTAAGTTCATCAGGGGTTGCAATTAATTTCATTAACGCCATTTGCAAAGCTGGAGCGTTTGACTTGTACCATTTTGAACGCATCGATACTTTTAATTCCGTCTTATTTTGGTTTAAAAGTTCTTTTAGCTCGTCCAATTTGTCGAATTCCCAAAGGTAAAAAGTAGCTCTTGAAATTGGTAAAAACGCGCAAATATCGTCAATAAAAAACAGTTTGTTTTTAACGATCATTTCTTTTGCTTGTTCTAGTATTTTTTCTTTATCGTATGCCATTTTTTTTAATTTTTTCTTTTTGGTTCGCAACTAAATATACCGTCCTCCTCGTAAGTGTCCCAACTAATATTATCGCGTTTTGTTCCTTTTATAATTTTAGGATATAAATTTTTGCTCGTTATCCTATGGTGTAATCGACCGCCATTTTCACTTTGTTTTTGCGCATAAATTGCCGACGGAAATTGTATTGGCGTAATCAATGATTTGTTTAATAATTTACATTCGTTGTAAAGATCCGTTAAACCGCCTTTTGATTTTGCCGAACTTGTTTGCTGTAAAACTAAACCGTCGCCCAAACTTCCAGTAAATAAACCCTCGTTCATTATGTTTACGAATTGACTTGTATCGTTATCCTGAACGCCTCGTTCCCCTCTGTAAATAAATTCAGTATTAACGAAAGTTGTATTCATTACTTTATTACGCAAAAGTTTCGAATTTGATCCCCCAATAAAATCGCCCGTTTGACTTATTCCAAATAAACCGATTTTTCTTTTTTTCATAAAGTATTCAATGAATAAAAAAATTTCTGTTATTTCTTCGAAAGTTGCTTTTCGTTTATACTTGCCAAATTTTTTAATTTCGTAATTTTGAGTGTCGTCGTCTTGCACCATATAGAAATCGATACCAAGTTCTTTTGCTTTGTCGTAAAACATATTTCTCGCCTGTCCCGCTGAACGTCTTGAAACGCTCGGTCTGTGAACGTAATCGTATCTTTCACGGGCTTCCTCCATATTAAAAACGTGCAAATTAAAACCTATTTTATCGCTTTGTTCTTTATATTCTAAATAATCGTCAGCTTCGTCATCAATAAATACGTGAATCTTTGAACAGTCCCAGCCTAATTTTTTAAAAAAATTAACAGTTTTTAAATTATCGGATCTGTGATACGACGGAATAAAAATATTTATAAATCCTCCCATTTTTCAATTAATTCAGTTGTTTTTAAAAGATCGTCCTCGATAAATCCATTTAAACCAGAATCGCACAAAACTAATCGCAATCTTTCGATAATTTGCTGTTCCTCATCTGTTGCATTAAAATAGTAATAATTTGCGACATTTTCGAAATCTATTTTGATAAATCTATACGCAAAAAATTTCATTAATTCTTTTAGTTCATTATCTAAGTTAGAATTATTTATTATTTCAATTTTTTTATTAAATTTTTCTAAGTTTAAACAGTCTTTTAATTCAATTTCAGGCTTATTTTTTGGTTCGTAATAAATACTTTCGAATTCTAATAACGACAATTTTTCAGTTTCTTTTAATTCTGGTAAATCTAAGCCCCACGCGTTTAATTCGTCTTTGTCCCATTCATTTAATAAATTCCAGTCCCACTCGCCACCTGAAACGTTGTCTTTTATCAAAAATTCTCGTTGTTGGTCGATTGTAAGGTCTTTAGCTACTATGACAGGTATTTCTTTTAAGCCCGCTTCTTTGCAAGCCTTAAATCGCATATTTCCGCCCAAAATAACCATTTCGCTATTAACTACAATAGGACGAATTTTTAACATTTCAGGAAATTCTTTAATAGAATTAACTAATTTTTTAAACTTATCGTCTTTAATAAAACGAGGGTTTTCAGGGTTTAATTTAATTTCGGATATTTTTAATATTTGCGTTTCCATAATTTTAATATTCTTGATCTTTTAAAACTTCGTCCAACATATTTTCTTTATAAACTGTATAAAATACAAAAATACAATAAAGTAGGAATCCGATCCATAATAAATGTAAGCTGAATAAAAAAGCTCCAGCAGTAAAACCAGCCAAAAAATAATCGTGTGCTAAAAACGTGTGCTTTGAATACGATAAAATTGATCGCCAAAATAACGGCAATTGTAAAAGCCGAATAATTAAGTACGTCGGGAAATTTATAAAGTGTTTCATTTGAATAAATTTTTAATAAAGTTAATAATTTTTCGCCATAAATTTGACTCAGCTTTAACAGCGTCGCGAATAAATTTTGGCGCTTTGCTAATTGGTAATCCTGAATCGTTGTGCATCTGGACGCGCAAAAGTTTTGCGTAATATTCGTATTGATCAATCGTTAAATTAATGGGAACGAGTTTTGAAATCGTCCCCAGATTTTTAGTTTTAACAGTTAACCAAATTCCGTTTTTTGGTGCAAGCCCCGAACCTTTTAAGATCTTAGAAACTTTCCAGCTAAAATCCGAAAAATTGTGTATGTTAGTCATTTTGTTTATTTATTAAGTCAATAAAATCAATAAATTTTTGTAAGGTTACAATTGTACACGTTTTTTCGTGGCTTAAAATAGCTTTTAAATTTTTTGTATTCGTGTAACTTATAGCCTGAGCGACGTTAAAAACAGATAGTTTTTTTTCTCGAATAACTTTGTTAACTGTATTAATAACGTCCAATTCAAAAGCCGTAGCACACGGAAATTTTTTAAATTTTTCCATTTTAAACCGCTTTAATATCCCAGCATTGAACAGTATTGAAATAACGAGTTTTACCCTCTTTGTCAATCCATTCGCGACCGCGTAAATTGTATTTCGCTTCCACTTGTTCGCCTCCGAAAAAATTGTTTAATAGATCCGTTTTATCGTTGATAAACTCAATTTCAATCGGTTGTGGATAATCCCCAGAAGTTTCGATAACCGCTGTTCTTTTGCTGAATTTTTCTGAAATAACCTGTATTTCGTTAATCATTTTTAATGTTCCTGTAATTGTTGACATAATTTTAAAATAAATAGTTAGTAAAAAATGCGCGTTACAGGCGCGCCCCTGTGGTTTGGCAACCTAGTCGTTAATAAGTAAATCCCAATAAGTATTCATTTCGAAACGTGCTAATTTAACAGCCTGTTCGATTATTTTTTCCAAAGTTGGATCACGTTTAAAACTTACTGTTTTATATCGTTTTTCAAAAGGTAAATTTTCTACGTTATGTAAATCCTTGTTTTCGTATCCGATTAATTCTTTTGGCGTAGGCATTAAAACGTAGTCCAAATGAAATTCGTCAGCATCAAAAAGCCATAAATAAGCAATTCCTTGCCACTTATAATCGTGCGATAAAATATCAGCTTTAAAACGTGGCATTGTTTTTTTGCTCCACGCGTTTTTAATATCCCGAATAATACGCCCGTCCTTAATATCGCAACCGTTAGAAACTAAGAAATCGTTTTCGTATTTTCCATCAGGAAATTTCGTGTAATTAGTAAATAAATTA